TCTGCTTTTGCAATTATTTTATCATAGAGTATTTGTGATTTCTTTTTCTGTTCATCACTTGCACCACCAGAGTCCATTGCATCTTTTTCCATTTTATAAAATAAATCTTGCATACGAGTAAGTTCTTCTGCACCTTCTTTGTTTGCGTGTTTTTTCATAGTTGTTTGTGCAGAACCACACATATAGAAAAACTTAGTTGTGTAATCACCTACTGTAATTTCGTGTTTTGGTTGTTCATTAATATTAAGTTGTTCTTTCAACGCACTTAATAAATCTTTATATGATTTAGAAATTCTATTCTGAAACTTTTCTTTATCTGCTGGTTTCTTCATAGAATTATATTTTGATTGAACTGCTTGTGCAATCTTAGATGAAACTTTTACTTTCTTCTTGTCCATAAATTGAACTGGAAAGTTACCTCTTAGTGATACAGACTTTCTTAGTTGCATCATAATATTTTTATCTGCAGCTGCAATATCATCATCTGTTGCAGAAGTATCAATATCTGCTGGGTCTATTCTTCTTTCTGTTACTTCACCATACATTTGTTTAAACTTTTTAGTGTACTGTGATGGTTTAGTTTTCTTACCTTTATCACCAGGCGCTGGTTTGTATGCATTTGGGTTATCATCGTCCATTTTCGCTCCCTTTGTAAAATGGGCATCTCTTGCCTTTTTAGTAGATACAGACATTCCTTTTTTATCACCTACACCTTTTGCATAATACTTTGCTGGTTCTGAGCCTGGACTGTCTTTTATATCTGGGTCTTGTTTTGTTTTTGTTATTTTTTTTGCTTCTTTTATTGAGTGAAGAAATGCTTTATGTACATTTTCACCATCTGTGTATTGTACATAGTTTGTACCTCTTCTAATTATCTCACCACTAGTTCCATCATTTATATTTTCTACCAAATCTCCGATTTGATAGATTGCACCTCTGACATATAAATCTCTTTCAATTTCTTCATCAGAGTATTTTGAATTCTCTTTTAAGTTCATACCTTTCCTCACATCCTTGAATAATTGATTACCATTTTTAAAACCTCTTGGTAATCCTTTTTGAAATGTATCATAATCATTATTAGTTGCGGCTGCTCTCATCTTAGATGCACTCATTCCAGTAACACCTTCTGCATCTGGGTCTCTTTCGCCTGCACTAAAAATTTGTATAGTATCAAAATCATAAAAACCGTGTCTTTTTTCTTGACCATTATATGTTGTCAATAGTTTTTTAAACTCTGCAACTCTATCTGAACCTACCACCATATTCAATTCTTTATAACCTTGTTGGTGAAAATAAACTGCAATATCTAAAACTGTTTTTAATTTATTATTTGCGATTATGTTTCTTTTATGTTTTGGAAACATATCTCTCATATATGCAACTTTCTTTGCAAGTGGTAAAGGGTCTTTCTTATTGTTCTGAGAATGTGATGGGAATATGTAATAGTCATCACCACCAGCAATCTTCTTGACTTTCTCTATTAGTTTTTCGTGACCAGTTGTTGGTGGATTGAATCTACCAAATGTAAATACAACTGATTCAGTTCCTTCTAATAAGTTTCTAAGTTTCATCTGATACCTCTACTATTGGTTCACTTGTTTTAGAATCAATGTAATCACCTTTTGATGATTTCATATATTTTCTTGTACTAACTTCTTTTACTAACATACCATCCTTTATAGTGTAAGTAATATATTTTGCAACAATTACACCTTCTTTACTTCTTTCAATATGTTCTTTCATAGGCCCTTCTTCTATCATTATTTTGCTCTCATTTTTGCAATTCTCTCTCTATCTGCAATTCTTACTTTTCTTTCTTGTTTCTTCGCAATCTTATTAATTTTCTTTTTAATATTTGGTTTAGATAAGAAGTTTTGAGTTATCTGTGCTTTCCTCTGCATTGGTAAACTTCTATATGGAAGTTTGTATATCTTTTGCACTAATAAATCAATCGCTTTCTTTCTTGCAATTCTTTTTATTGCTTCTGGTTTTTTATATCTTTTTAATGCTCTCATTCTTTTCTTTACAAACATTGCAGATTTTGCTCTTAACTTTCTTCCTGCCTTTCTTGCTCTTTGTATAAACTTAGAAATCGCAGTAACTTCGTCAAGATTTTCACTATCCATAATCTCAACAATCTCTTGGTCTATGGAATACATATCTCTTACATCATCATCTAAATCCATAACAAACTTTTTTAACTCTGTAAATGTTTTCATTTGTTCATTTCCTTTGTTTTCTTTTTCATCTTCTCTATATAAGCACGATAGATTGCAGCCTCTTTTGTTTTACCAGCAACTTTTGCTCTTTGTTCCATTGCAATCGCAGCTTGTATTTTGTGTGCGTGTTTTCTATTACTATTATTTATTTTCTTTACACTTGCCCTTGCAGTCTTTTCATCTTTGAATCCTAGTCCGTGTATTGTACCTTTTGGGTTTTCATCTGTATATAAATCAGAATGTTTATCAGACCCTGCTGGTTGACCTTTCTTTCTAGGTATTCTTGGTGCTTCTATAAATTGTTTAAAACTTTTCATATTACCCACCCTTCGCTATCATGATTGCAGCCATATAATCGTTGGCGTCTTTTTTATTTTTGTAAACTTTTTTCAATTCTTTTGCGTGTTTACCTTTTGGCGTTAATACTCTTTTTTTGTTTTTAAATTTATCTGCATAGACACCATATCCTCCATCTGGCATTTTTCTTACATCTTCTATAAATTGTTTAAATGTTTTCATTAGAACTTTATATCCTTTTTAAAACTTACATCTGGTTCTGCACCTAAAAACTTCATCAAACTATTTACACCCTTAGATATAAATGATTTAACTTTGTTTATGACACCACTAAATAAAGATTTAACTTTCTTTTTTATAGTATCAATAATACCCTCTGTAATATCTTCTTGTTTATCACTTGTCATACTATTAACAATCAAAGATACAACTGACCAAAAATTATACTCACCAGTCTTTTCACCTTTTACTTTCCTAGAAGATGTTTTAAATCTTGCTTGTAATCTCATTGCATTTGCAATTTTTTGACAATATGCATCATCATCAACACTATGAATTTCAACTTTTGTACCAGTATTATTTGCAACAACCATAAACTCAGCTGCACTTTTACTATTACGACCATACTTTTCATATCCAGACATAGCTTCTCTTGCAAATGCGATTTTAAATTTATCTGACTCTTCAAATAAAATTCCCAACTCTCTCATACAATCTTTGTGTGCCTTTTCTGCTGAGTTAACAACTGGGTTATCACCTTTTTTTATTATTGGTCTTAATTGACTAGGTGCAAGTGTACTCGTAACAAATGATTCAAAAACTTCATTAACTTTTTTAAATTGTTCTGACTTTGATAACTCTGGTGTAGATTTTAATGCACCATAAAATGTTGCAGTAGACTCTGCTTTACCACCAGACATTAATTGTGCTAATCCAATTTTCAAAGATATTCTTTTATCACCTATTAATATATCAGTTTTAGGTGTGGTATCTGTTGCACCATATGATTTCCAAAAAGGTGTTAACTTAGATTTTGCACGACCATATTGTTCTGCTTTCGCATTTTTATTTCCAAACTTCTTTGCGATTGCATTTGCGATTAACTCACCAGTTTGTATTGCAGATTTATTATTTTGTAACATATTATACACTTTTGAACTTATGCCTGACGATGATACATCTAATTTCTTTTTGTTATTATTGTGCCAACCAATAACTATAGCTGCCTCATAATCTTCTGCTTTTAATTTTTGTTCTTGTAACATAAATTGTTTAAATCTTAACATCACTTATCCCAATTCTTTATTGCAGTAAAGTTATTAAAACTAAACTCCATTCTATCAACAAGTTTTACGGCCTTACCATCATTATTAATTGCAACATAACCTTCTGGATTTGTAACCTTAAATCCATTTTTCGTTTTTATAAAGGTGTCCGTTAGTTGTTTAACTGAATTCAACTTTTTAACAATTAACATCTTTGCGGCCACAAGGGCTTGTTGAAAAGAAATGACACTTTCTATATTTCTGATATGTTTCTTAAACTCTCTCAGATACTCGTTCTTATTTCTTTCAATCTTTTCTTTTGCTCCGAGTGTCTTTACTTTGTCCTTATTCTTATCAAAATGATTTGCAATATGGTCAAGATATCCTTGAGCGTGTTGCCTTACATTTTTGATAGTTTGTCCTTCTCTTACTTTTAAATTATTATATGTTTTCAGAGAAGCACCAGACAAATTCCCTACCATTGAATTTTGAAGTCTAATAAACTTCTCTAACAATGATGAATTTATTCGTCTAAAAATCTTACCTACTGTTGATAAGTATGATGTTACTTCTTCTGTTTCTGATTTGGTAAATGTTGCCTTACCAGAAACATCTTTAAATGAAGCATTATCCATCCATACACTATCTATCTTTTTTAATCCTTTTATATCCACACCGAATTTTGCTGACATTGATGGTAAAGAATCACCTTCGTAGGTGGTGTGCCATACGACTCCAATTTTTGCTTTAGAGATTTGTCTACTAAGTTCACCACCCATAGGTGTAGCATACACGATAGTATTAGGCTGAAAAGAAATAAAGGTTTTATCATCAATTTTCTCCGTTTTTAAATCCTTCTGGGTGAACATCAAATCACCTTGAATTACATTTTTTATTCCTAGTTTTTTAAACTCTTTAAGTGCGATTGCAAACTTATCTTTTAAATCACCAGAAACATCTATTTCTGATTCTTCTTTATACAACTTTGGATTTACATTGAATACTGATTTCTTTGCGACAAAGAACTTGCCGTCTGAAGGGTCAACGCCTGCAAATATAGCAGGAGCTCCATCCCACTTAACAGTCATATTAACTGAACCTTTAGATGACCCAGATAACATATCTCTAAGTGATTGTAGGAAATTAATCGCACCTCTACCCCCACCAACACCGAAGTTGAGTATCTCATCTTCTAGGTGTTCAAGGTGTAGATTTTTGCCTTGTTTATCTTCTAATAAGAATTCTTTAAATGTTAACATAGTTCAATTTTTCCATAGTTGTATATACTATATTTATAAATTGAACATTTGTCAAGTCCCTA